GGTTCCAAATTATCCCAGACACATTAATGATGCGCTTGAGATAGCGGTTCCGTTGATGCTGATAAAGCTTGAACTTCAGGGTTTTCATACTTCTATGATAGCATGGCTGTATAGACATTGTGTAGGCAACCATGAAGAAAGTATTGAATATCAGAATAGAGGTGGGCAGGCTGAAAAAGCTGCATGCCGTAGCGGATGAGCGAAAAAAGACCATGACTCAATTAGTTGAGGATTGGATAGATAGGCTGCCCAATCCAAGCAAAGACGATTCTGTGGCTTGACAGCCACTTGAGAACCCCTTTTACATCCCCATATCTAAAGCTAGGGGCTTTAAGGGTTCTCAAACTCTCCGTTCCGGTAAATCGTCTCGATCGGGGGCTTGACCGGTCATACCTCTAAAGATGTAGTTCTGTGCTCAAAAGCTGTCTCACAGCGTCAAACCGCTAATCTTTGATCACTGGCAAAATTCATGCAACCCATAATGCTCTATTCAACCAACGGTCTATTTATCGCTCAAGCCCAAGTGCCCGTTGGCAATCTCCCATTAATCATCACCTGGCGATCGAGAGCCTTCATGAGGGTCAGATCTGGCTATTGGGAGATTGCCTCCTACGCCATTCCCGATACAGGATAGAAAAGCAAAAGCCGCGCAGGGTCGAATCTGCACGGCTTCTATAGTCTTTAGTTTCCAAACTTCAATCTTCAAATCCAATCCGCAAGCTGCAAACTTGCAAACTGACAAATCGACTCTCGCTAATTTCGCGTCTGATTAGCCGCGCTATTAGTTCAAACCAGTAGCAAGGCTACTAATTCCCCTCAAAGGGCTTTCGATATAAACAGCATTCTAGCTCATCAAGGGGAAGCCCGTATAGTTTTCAGCCCTCCGTTCCGATAAAATCATGACCTGCAAAAAATCTATCCCTCACAAAACTTTAAAGAAATCCTACGAGATCCAATACGGAGATGCCCAAGTTTTTAGCGTCAGCGCATGGCATCCAAGGGGCGCGATCGGGATCTTCAAGCGATCGCACCCAAACACAGCCATCCACGAAATCTTGTTGATGGGCAGGCATGGTCAATGGGTGACTGTTTCGCCTGATGTGTTGGAGGTGGCAGCATAAGCAATAAAAAGCGGCTCCGGAGAGAGCCGCAACGAAATAATTAACACTACAACCATCATAACAATGAACCAATCAGAACACATCAGTGAACGTCAAGAGAATCAAGCAGAATTGACACAGGCAAAACCCGATCAAACGCATGAAAGCCACTGGGCAGAGTGGATGAAGTCGGGGATATCGCCAGAGATTGCAGCACTGAATTTTAGGACGATCGACGACCCCCAAGAACTCGATCGCGTTCTGAATCGGAACACCGATCGCCGATGGAAACATTCTGATCAGTTGGCTCCCGGCTGGCTGGTGCAGGGCGTAGACCCAGAAACGGGCGAAACGACGCTGGCGGGGTGCCAATACAAGCCTGATAACCCACTGCCCCAACTCGACAAAGACGGCACTCCTAAGCCGGGGAAAGTTCAGAAATATTTAGGCGCGTCTGGTGTCCAGGCAGATCCACTATTTCTTGACACGGGGGATGCTGATTATTGGCGAAGAGTGAGGGACGATCGCAGCGTTCCGATTTTGCTCTCTGAAGGCGGCAAGAAAGGGGCGGCGGGGTTATCGCATGGCTACGCCACGATCGCGCTCACGGGCGTGAGTAACGGTCAAAAGATGGGGCGGATCAATGCCAAGCTCAAGCAATATTGTCCGGTGGGACGGACAATTTACTCCGCATTTGACAATGACCTGCTGACTAACCCTAACGTGCAGTTAGCGCTGGATAAGATGGGTCGGCTGATTGCGGTTGAAGGTGCGATCGTCAGGGTTATCATCCTGCCAGAAGGCGCGGCAAAGGGGCTAGATGACTTTTTAGCGGCTCACGGTAAGGCGGCGCTGGATGAGTTGATTGAAAATGCAATGACGATCGAGGAATGGCGCAAAAAGAACACAGACAAAAAGAAACAGCACTCAGCCGATGAAGGGCATCGACTCTTAAAAGAGTATCGTCTAACCGAAGAGGTGTTAGGCGATCGCTTGAGACTCAACACACTCACGAAGGATGTTGAGTTAGACGGCATCGCGATCGACATTGCCAGAGCTAAATTAGATCTTGCGGTTGATCATGATGTTTGCCTGAAGTCGCCTAAAGAGGACGTTCAAGACATCATTCGCAAGCTGGCAGAGAGCAGACAATACAGCCCCGTTGAGGAGTATCTAGAGTCTTGCTATCAGCAATATGGCAGCGATCCAAGCATCTTTAATAGCTTCTCAGATCGCTACTTTGGCAAGTCAGCAGACATCTATAACGCCTTTATCAAGCGGACGCTGATCGCAGCAGTAGCGCGGGTTTTCCGCCCTGGTTGCAAGGTCGATAATGCCCTCATTCTGCAAGGGGCGCAAGGCTGGTACAAATCGTCTTTCTTTAGAGTCTTAGCGGGTGAAGAATGGTTCGATGATTCGCTCGGCTCCATCTCAGACAAAGATGAAAAACTCAAAATTCATCGCACTTGGATTACGGAGTGGTCAGAGCTTGAAACGACTTTCAGGCGCAAAGACGTTTCTCAGGTCAAGGCGTTTTTGAGTTCAGCGATCGACTATCTTCGCCCTCCCTATGGTCGCTCTGTTGAAGCCATGAAACGGCGCGGCATCATTGTTGGCACGACGAACCGAGATGACTTTTTAGCCGATAGCACGGGTAATCGTCGATTTTGGATTATTCCAGTTCAGAAGCGGATTGATGTTGCCTTGTTGCGGAAGGAACGCGATCGGATTTGGGCGGCGGCGGTCGCTCTCTATCGAAGCGGTGAGCAGTGGCACTTGACCGATGCAGAAGAAAAAATCGCCCAAACGATCGCCGAAGAGTTTCAGTTTCATGACTCATGGCGCGACGGCATCGTGGCGTGGGCTGAGTTCAAAACCGAAATAACGATCTCTGAAGTCTTAGATGACCTGTTCAAGATTGAAGCCGGGAAGCACGAGAAAGCATCCCAGATGCGAGTAGCGGATATCCTCAAGCAAGAAGGCTGGGTTCGTCAATTCAAGTCTTTGGGCGGCAAGAGGGCTTGGGCTTGGGTCAAGCCCGATCTACCTGATCTACCTAGTTTGGAGGTAGATCAGGAGGTAGATCGCAGCCAAGATGCTTGCTCCGAGGGCACTCCAGAAACCCCGATCCACCTGATCCACCTAAACGACAACTTTCCTGAAAACTTAAAACTATCGCCACCCCCCAGACCAACAGAGGAAAGTTTTGCTCAAAATGGCTCAACAGGTAGATCAGGTAGATCACAAAGTTTAGAAGTTATAACCAGTAACGGTTCCAGAAATGATCTACCTCGTGATCTACCTGCTTCAGAGGTAGATCAGGTAGATCAAGATTTCAAAATCAATCAAAAAGTTAGTTACTGGGGATACACCCCTCAGTTGATTGGGCGCTACGGAGCCAGAACCCTAACGATCGAGCAAATTCAAGGTGATGTCGCTCTAGTTCGATGCGAGGGGAGGGAATCGATCGAGCCAATCCCGCTCTGTGATCTGAGAAACGCTGAAAAACAAAGGAGGAACGATCGTGGGTAGAAAGTCACAGGTCAGGCAACAGAGACGAGCAGCCGAGAGAGATCGTGGGAATAGCAGACCCCTCTCGGCTCCAACAGAAAGGCACAAGCTAAACCCTGAGAAGGCTCTTATCCTTGTGACGATGGCAAAGATGGCTCTAGAACAGGGGAATCTTGCAGCCGTTGAATTTAGGGCGAGTGCCGATATTTTGCTGATGATGGTTTTAAGTCTCGATCGATTGACTTTGATGTCAACCCTATCAATTGCAGTGTCAAAAGTTTAGAGGCAGCAAACCAATGACCGACCAAACCAGAGATCAGTCAATCGCCGCTCCGATTGGGGCATCAACCCATCGGAATCGAGATCGCTTTAAACCCGTGAACGTCGAGCAACGTCCGCATTTGAACCGTTTGAGCCTCAGAAAACTCGTGCCCCGATGCCTTCATAGCGGCAAATAAATTAGAAATCGAAGCTTGAAACCCTGCGAACTGCCCAAATTGAATCGACCCCATTAGGTCTGTGTAGCAGTTGCTCACAGGCAGATCTAAATCCGAGATGTGCCGCACATAGAGAAAGAGATTGATTGCTTCAGAGAGCAGCCCACCATAGAACCCTAAATAATCCTGCTTTTCTACCACGATCGGAGGCTCCACAGCATGAGCGCTCAAGTCCAGTACGCCGTTGATTTTCTCCCACTGTCGAAGCTCGATCGTCAACGGATCGCCCTCATCCCAAATCGGCACCGTGGCACCATCAGGCGATCGATTCAGTGCATCGACAACCCCTAAGCTGTTGCGAAAAATCCGATAGCTAAGGTCGAGCATAGTTATAAAGCAATTGTGACGCGGCGTAGAGATTGCCTGCTACGCCGACGGGATTGTAGACCACAGAGAATTCCGTTGTCGCGGTGCTGGTCACGTTGACGTGCAGTGAGATGTTTGTGACCGCAAGAATCCAGCCATTACTAGCACCCACGACAGGCACAGTAGCGATTGCCGACGGTGCGTTAGCTGCCGTTACCCTGCTGACTACAAACGTCCACTGATTATTCGCGGTTTGAGTGGCGCTCGCATAAGCGGCTGTGCTGAGTGACTTGAAGTAGTAGTTAAAGCTTTGTTTGGTAAAAGTGTAGTTGGCGAGTTGACCTGCAATATTTGATGCTGAGTTCTCTATCAGAAAATCAGGACTCAGCCAGTAGGTCCCGTTCCACCGCCACCACCACCCATAAAGCGGATTGTTTAAGCCGTCTAGCTCTAGCCACAAATCGCCCGTACTAGGGGAGGTTGGCACCGTTGCGCTGCGGGTTTCCTTGGGTGTGCTTCCTACCGTCAGAGTGGTTGCTTTGATGGTGTTGCGAGTAGTTGCCCCGATCGCGCCTGGTGCCGCCCAATCTGCATCAACCAACATCGTCCCGCTTTTAGTCGGTGCCGAAATCGTCACGTCAGCGCTCATCGTTGAGGGCTGAAAGATGGCGGTGAACGCACCGAGTCTCAGCCTGATGGCATCTAGGAAGGTTGGCATGGGTTAAGCGGCGATCGCGATCCGATACTGGTTAGCTGTGGGAATGTTGCCCGATGAGAACGTGACGGTTGCCGTGTTGACGGTTGGAAACGTAACGGTTGGCTCTACTTTATCCCAAGGAGTTGAGTTGCGAATCACAGACACAGAAGAGACATCCCTTGTATTCAGTCCATGCGTCACCGTGATTGCTGCGCTCACTCCATCCCCGATCGCTTGGGCAAATTTAGTGACGACTACAGCCGTATCAACCTGAATATTGTCGGCGTTAACAATGATTCCAGACCCGGAACCCACATCGATCGAGTTACCCGTTTTGGTCAGACCCGCGCCTGCGAGGATTTGCCCCGCTCCGGTCGTTTGGGTGAAAACAAGTGCCGTCGTCTCAAGCACGATCGGGTTAATCGTCGTCAGTGTGTAACCGTTGTCTCCGTTGCTCGTGCCCTCGGTAGTAAAGACAAACAGACCTGATCTGACAACTGCGCTCGTATTGGCATTTGTGGCACGAGTCAGCGCTGTTGATGCGCCCGACCAGACATAGATACCATTTTGAGATCCGGTCGTCTGATCCTTGAGTAAAATCAAGTCGCCTGGTGCCAGCGTCACCCCGTCAAGCGATGCGCCTGGAGCGGACAAAGAAACGTTAGAGCCGTTACTCGTCGCTCGAACTGCGCCCTTGTTGGTGCCCGTGTTGATCAGAGCGTCCGCATAGGCTTTTGTCGCTGCATCTTGCGGATTTGTGGGATCAGCGAGTGCTGTAATTCTGTTACTGCCAAATGCAACGTTGGCGGCTGGGGTAGCGAGTTGATCAAGCCGACTCGTGCGAACCTGGGAATCAAAGTCACTGATAGTTGCTGATGTCTGAGTTCCTGTGTGGTTCGACCGTGCCAGATAATAAGCCGCCGCTTGACTATTGAGTTGAGAGGCATTAGAAGCCGTCCCGGTCAAGGTCGCCGTAATGGTGCCTGCTGCGAAGTTACCGCTTGAATCACGCTGCACGATCGCGCTATTGGTGTTGAGTGCGGTTGATGCCGCTAACTTCACATAGTCGCTAAGGGACATCGAGCCAGCGAGAGAACCAGAAGCCGGAGAAATTGAAAGCGTAGGAACGGTGCCGCCTGTGCTGACGATCGGAGCCGTGCCAGACACAGATGTGACAGGGTTGTAAGTCGGATAATCCCAGGATGTTCCGTTATAGATCCCGATTTTGTTCAGAACCGTGTCGAAGTAAAGCTGTCCTTTGATCGGAGCGGGGGAGGTCGGAGCCGCCGACAGATTTTGCAGAATGGCTCTGCGTAGCTCAGTTTGATTAAAATTGCTGTGGTCAAGAATGTTGGGCATGACTTCCTAGATGCAGTACGCGGTTCCGTTGATTGATGAGGCAAACGTCACAACCGCCACGTCATTGCTGTTGTGAATCACGGTGCCCTCGATCGTGGTGTCGTCATTGATCACGGTGATTGAAGGCTTCCGTCCGAGGTGATGATTGATTGACCATGCGTTGCTGAGAGTGGTTTGAGTGTGGATGTAGCCCACCGAGCCGCCCACGCCGTTTGCCCCTGCTGGTCCTTGAGCGCCTGCCACTTCGATCACTTCGATCGGGCGGCTGTCTACCTCCACGATCGAAGCTAAAGGATTGACCTCAATCACCCATTCCTGAGCCGCGAACTCGACATCAAGCATTAGGCGCTCCCGGCTCGACGCTGACTTGTCCCTTGAGAATCCGAACGATTTTCCCTAGTGAATCAAACAGCTTGACCTCATAGAGATATAAGCCATAGGGCAAAGAACCCGCTTGAGCCGCTGTGAGATTGGCTGTGAGTTTGCCGCTCGTCCGATCGACCGCAAACACAAAGCTAAATGGCACCCGTTCAGATGCCCCGTAACCTTTAAAGACAAACCCAACAGCCGTACAGCCCGTGAGATCGATCGGGGTGCCCTGTACGCCGCCTACACTCGGATTTCTCAGAGTGATTGGCAGAGTAAAATCTGACCACTGCACGATCGCGATATCGAGCGCCATCAGCCTAACCTCATTTGATTACCGTGATCGCCCGATCGTGAGATCAGCCCTGTGTAAGGGAAAAGCCGCTTTTTGAGGAGTCGAATATTCCTAGCTGGGTTCAGGACGTAACCGTTGCGCTCAATCCTGGATGGGTCAAGCGATAGGCTCTCAAACTCAGCCAGAATCTTGCCTACTCGCGTCACTTTGGTCTCATCAGCATCGATGCTGACGATCGCGCCCTGCAACCGCTTCACCGGATTTTCAAACGGGTTGAGCATCGAGGCTGCAACCTCAAAACCCGCGTCACCGACCAACACCGCGATCGGCTCGTATGGAATCTCGAAGATTTCATGCAAGAGGTGCTTTTGTTCGTCGGTGAGGGGCATAGCGTTAGAGACTAATTTGAGCTTGCAGAGACACCCAATCAACGCCCTCGACTTTAGCGATCAAATCCTCGATCGCTTCATAGGGTCGATTGCTGATAATTTTCTTAGCGATCGCCGTGCTCACAAGTGGCAGTGCGATCAATTCTTTGAGAGAGGCGGTGTTTACCGATGTCAGAGAAGGGTCTACCGATGTAGGCACTACGGGCAAAGGGTCAACCGTTGCCGCTTTAACCCCTAGCGGGTTGCGACGATAGCCTTGGGTTAGAAAGCGATCGACGCAACCCGCCGGAATCTCTCTCGGTTCGCCGTCGATTGAGTAGAGAATCATGAAATTAAGCAGACAGCATGAAGCAGCCGCAACGGTAGTCATTGAAGGTGGAACCGCTCAAGAGCGAGTAACGCATCGACGACTTGAACGAGTTGATGTCATAGCCACCCTGCCAGATTTGCAGCATTAGACCGCTCTGATCATCTTTGGCTCCTACCATCGTCGCGCCAGCGCCTTCGGGGGGTGCTTCCATTTGGCGAGTGTCATAGATCAACGCGCTCTTTTTGTAGCCGACGCTCACAGACGGAATCAGAGGAACGCTGAGAGTCGCGCCACCCACAACCGCCGAAGCGCTTAACTGCCGACCGTTCGGAGTAAAAGGCACGAGGTAGACCTGCTTGGCAACGGGATCGACGCGAAGGACTACGCCATAGGCGATCGAGACGTTGCTGCCGTCTGCAATCCGTGCAATTTGACCAACTGCCAGCCCTTGTAAGCCCGTTGCAGTTAGTGACAGAACAACCGCACCAAGAGCGGTAGGGGTTGCATAGTCAGCTTTGAAGAAAAACGAGACATCATCGGTCGCTGCCGAGATAGGCAAGTTTCCCTGAGCGCCGGCTGCGGTGTCAATGTCAGATGATCCTAGTTGGACGCCGTTACGACCAATCACGTTAGAAGAGCCGAGATAGAAGCCCATGCGCTCGACAAAGCGACCGAGAGGTAAGCCGTCTTTGACGAGATTCGATTGACCCAAGCGATCGTAGACCGCCCCTGCATCAACCGGAGTTTGTGAACCCAGATAATCAGCTTTAGCCGTGTTGGAGATGATCGCGTAACGTTCGCCCGGAGTCGTGTCCTCTTCGTCAAGCCCAGCACCGCCGCGAATCAATAGATTCTGAGTAAACGGGGTAAACGTGCCGCTCGATTCGTTGGCAACGATACGCAGAGGCATATTTACGCCATACTGCACCGCTCCGATCGAAGCGTGAGTCGGTGTGCGGAATCGGTTGTAAAGGTCAACATCGAAACCCTTGGTGATCGAGAACGCGATCGCCTGACCTGCTTCTTTGATGTATTTCTCCGCGCCGTAATCACTGGAATAGAGGGGAACGCCTGCGGTGTAAAGATCGCTGAGGTTCAGAGTGCCCGTCACATAGCCGATGTCCTGCTGAGGTGCCGGAACGCCGCTCCGAGGGTTGTATTTTTGTGCGTCTGAGATTTGAATGCGACGAAATTGAACGTTCGCCCCGTATGCAAACGCGCCCTCACCATAGCCGCCTGTTGCAGCCATCGAAAAGACGCTTAAAAGATTGAGTTGATTGAGTGCTGATGCTGCAAGGCTAGTAGGGAGGATTAATCCATCATGCCCGAAAGTGACAATGCCCATTTAAGGATGCTGTAGTGGGGTGCATCCTTGCTGAGGCGAAGGCAGTCCTTTGAAAAGTGGGGTGAGGGAGAGATTGTTAGAGAAAATCTCCCTCGTTCTTTATGTTTCCCGATCGAGGCTCTAATCTATCGAGATTGAATCTGGCTTAACTCAGCCATGTATCCCTGCGGATCTTTGCTCATCAATTCACCGACATTTCCCTTTGAGGTGCCATCGGTGTTGAAGTATTTCAGACCCGTTGCAGAGGTGCGATTGCTTCCGGCTGCGGTTGCTCCGGTGCCCGTGCCTGGTCGTGATGGCGCAAAATGCCCGTAGTCGGTTTCTAAGAATCCATCGATCGAGTCTGCAACGGACGTATAAGTTACGCCAAACTGATCTTTCCCTTCAACGACATATTGACCGCCTCTCTCAACGATCTTGCCTTCAGACTCCAAAAGTTTGAGCAACTGAGAAGGATTGACAACTTTGCCCGTCTTCTGGATTGCCTCGATCGTGCTGCTCCGCAAAGCATTACGCTTCTGTTGATACTCTGCCTCTTCGCGAGCGCTGCGATCTTCTTGGGACTGACGTTCTAGCGCGTCTAGCTTGCGTCTCAGTGCCGTTACTTCAGGGTCTCTCACGGGTTCATTATCCTCTTCGTCATCGGCTGAATAGACAAATTCCTCATCGTCATCATCGCTTTCATAGTCGTCGTCATCGTCCTCGATCGCGTCTGCCTCTTCCACTAGCTGATCGAGCCATGACGAAGAGGTTTCTTGAATGCGATCGCTGTGCGCGTCTAGCTGCCTGGAGGTATTCGCTGCCATCTTCTCGATCGCGGCATCTAGCTTGCTGTCGAAAAGTGCCTCGATATCAGCTTTAGTGAAATATTCTTCGCTCATGAGATGCGTCCACAAAAATGTGGCGTGTTAGTGGGGTAGCGTCCCGCTTTCTCCCAGACGGGAAGGCTTGGGCAGTCCTGTTGCGGTCTATAGTCTAAGCTTGTGCAAACACTTGCTCGATCGCGTGAGTTAGCGCGTGAGGTGACAGGGTTAGCTCTGGGTTTGCGTCCATAATCGCCTGAGCGATCGCCTTGGGGAATTGCTTGAAAAGTCTAGCGGCAAAGCCAGACACGATTTTGTGAGTGCTTTCCTCAGAGGTTCGGAGGGCGCGATCGAGCTTGCGATCTAAAACGGTTTCAACCCATTCACGGGTCGCGTAGTCGGTTGAGGGTGGCGCGGGTCGGGTGACGATTTCAGGTTTCATTAAGGTTTTCTGGGAAATCTGCCTTCAGTATGCCCAAGGTGTTGATAATCACTATAAATGGATCGCCCCGCTCGAACGCTTCACGCCAACGTTCAACTTGCTCTGATCGCCTTCTTTGAATAATCTCCGCGATCGGCACTTGACCTTGATCGAGTCGTTCTCGCAAATATAGCCCATCCGGCGTTAAGCCTCCCGCGATTGCCTCGTTTAACTTCCAGTCTGCACAATCAATCTCACCCTCGATCGAGGGAACGTGCAGAGCATTGCAAGTGCTCGGATCTCCGTGCATATAGTAGGTGCAGGTTCGGCAATTGCTTTCAGGCATTAGGAGTTTTTTATGAAATCTATGGACTATTTTCGACTTGCTGTGCCAACCGTTTTGTTTTTCCTCGTTCTGTCGTTCTTCCAGAGCGGGCTGTCGCCTTTCTGGAGTAACGCTAGGCTGGTGGCTGCGTTTGCCTCGTGGAGTTTGCTAATGGCAACCCTATGGCATCAACAGAAAGAAAAAAAGAAATGGCAACAAAGCCAGCGTGAAGAGTTCCTTGAAACTTGGGTACGTCCCCCGATCGGTAAATTCACAAGCTGCCCTCACTGCGGGTATGTAGAGGATGTGGAGCTTCATCCTTCGACTCCTGAGAAGAGTTAAAGGGGGTGCGATCGCGGCTCTCATGCACTGTTGCCGCTCTGCTCTGCTGTGCTTAAAGCACTCTATTAAATCTTAGGATACAGACGTTGATCAGTGCTCAGTACGGATTCAAACCCGTCAAACGCCAGCCTTTTGATTCCACCGTATGGGGATTTTGGGCGCGGCTTGCCACTGGTGAGGCTACGATCGCCATCCTATTCTAACTTGACCACTTGCTCTGGGCACCGATCGACGATCAGGCGAACCGTTAGCCCGTGTTCTTGGCAGAGATGATCCGCGATCGTCCGTGCGACCTGCTGAACGTCAAACACGGGTGTAACGTCTAACCAATAATACAAGCGCTGCTTTTCGTCCTGGCAGTTGGTTTTGATGCCCTTGTTTCGAGTTGGCAGATCGCTTAAAAAGTTAGCAATCTGCAAGTCGGGAATCTCTGCAAAATATAGCTCTAGCTCGCGTTGGAGGCATACGATCGCGGCATCGTAGCTAGGGATGAGTTTCATTTGATGCCTAGCTGCTTCAGCACTTTCGGATCATTCATCACATCGTCAATCACGCTGCTGTCAGACTGTCCATCGTCGGCGGGTGGTGCTGCATCCGGCGGCGCGGCGTTCGGGTCGGGTGGCATTCCGTCGCCTCCTGCTAGGGGCGCGTCGGGCGCTTTGTCAACCTCATCCAACATCTGTTTAAGCATCTTTGGCTCAAACTCTTTTTGTTTAGAAACCTCTCGCACGAAGCTTTTCTGCAACTCTTTGGTGAACGTTTTTGATGGGATCGCAACCTGCCCGATCGTGGTCATTTCTGTCCCGGCTCCGGTCAAATCGACAAGCTCAAAATCATCCAATCCTGATATCGTCCAGGTCACTTTCTCGTTATGCGCGATCGCCGCTACATCCAAAATCCCTTTAGCGAAGTCTTTAACCATCGCCCCGTAGGTCGTGAGCAAGATTTCCTCCGGCTTCCGAGCCTGTCTGATCGCTTCTCCACTGGTAGATGTCACAGCATCGGCGGCTGATAGGGCGATTTGCTGCACAGTCCGATCGATGTCCCCTTCGACTTTCTCGCGATACTCCATTGAAGTGCTGAAAGAGTTGCCAGGGCGCTCTGTCCAGCCTATCGCCTCTTGCATCGTCGGGTCGAGTTGGATGTAGTAGCCCTCTCCAAACTTTTTATTCCGCTCCGTGAAATCGTCAGGGTCGCTGGTCGTGATCGTGGGCATCGCATAGTTAGAAGCCACTAGCCCATATTCCAGTGATGCAGTCTGGTTAAAATGACTCACCTGTGGATCGTGCAGTTGGTCGGCTAACCATAGCGAGGAGGGCAGAGCGAGAGTCACGATCGGGAACTTAAACGTGTTGCCAATATGAAAAATCGGCTTCTCATCTAGCCCGTTCACCGTCTCAATGATTGCATCGCGCTCTGAGAGCGTTTCAAGGTTGAAGTTCTGAATCCCCTTGTCAAAGTCAGAGCCGCCCTTGTCCTCATGTTTGACTGAAAACCTGCTGACCACGATCGAGCCATCAGGCTTTCTCTGGTAGATTGTGAAGTCATGTAATGCAATGGGATCTCCATCCCACGATTCCCGCATCCAGGAAAATCTGTGGAGCTTGGCAAACTTAAAGCCGTCGCGATCGCTCTCCCAGTCCCACAGATCGCCGCGTGGCACCAATAAGCAGTAGGGTTCATCCTCTGCCCGATCGCGCTGCTGTTTTTTCGTGCGGGTTTCGGTGGCAACGGCGGTGTCTATCTGCGCGATCGCCTTGCCTTGACCCAGTGCCTGAAGAATTGCGGATCTGAGGAATGCAATGAAGCTCGATCGTCCGTCATCGTCTTCAGCAGGTAACAGCGCCCCGCCTGGGAAAAACGTATCGCTCCAAAACTTGTCTTTGCTGCCCTCAAACTGAATGGGGGCGGCGAATAATTGACTTATAAAGCGTGATGAAATCGGCGAAATTTTCGGAAAATAGCGCGCTAATTTAACCCGCTCTTTTTGAATGGAGTCGGGTCGATTGTCTGGGTTAGAGAGCAGTTTCGACTTGATCTCAGGCGTGAGCTTAGAGCCGCCCTGCATCAGAGCGTCAAGAATCTGCCAATACTCGCAAGATTCGCGGTGTGATGGATGGCGGCGTTTGAGGGCATCTAGAGATGGAGGCACAGGGATGCAGGGCTATGGGGTGCATCCCTGCTAAGGCGAGGGCAGTCCGATCGTGGTTAGAGTGCCCCTTATCCTTTGGCTTTGCGACGCTTGACGGCTTTGGCAACCTCTTCGCGAGTCATGCCAGTTTCGGCGGCTACCTTGTCCAGAGCGGGTGATTTCGCCTTGGGTAGCATCCGATCGTAGGATTCCTTCAGAGCATGGAACTTCTCAACTGAGCCACCACGATCGGGGTGAGCTTTCAGAGATGAAGAACGATAGGCGTTCTTGAGTTCAGCTACGGTAAAGTCTGCCCCCGGCTTCAGTCCCAACGCTTTAGAGTCTCCGCCACTCTTAGAAAATGTCCGAGCTAAATGAGCTTTGATAGTGCTGCGATGGTCTGAAGCCAGCCCCGGTAGTTTGAGGGCTTCGCTTCGTCCAACGCGATAGATCGCCGCTTCGTCGCCGTCTTGAATTGCCTTATAATCCGCGTTTGCTCGCTCTGTGCGGGTCTTGTGAGCTTTGTCTACGATCGCCTTAGAGTCTGAAATGCTTGTCTTGGGGTTAGATCTCGTCATCTTGGCGTGAATCGCGCTAGTCATCGCGTCCAGCGTTTTGATGCCTTTAGTTTGCAAATTGTGCTGATTACCCAACTGCTCGATCGTTGCCTTCTGAATACTAGCGGCACTTGGCTTGCCAACTCGTAGCGCGGTATCTTTCAGCCATCCATCGACGTGAGCGTCGGTTGGTGAGGGGCTAGAGTGCTTGTGGTCGATCGCTTCTTGAGGCTTGAGTTTTGCCTCTTTTGCTTCAGCTTGCTTACTCTCGTTTTTGGGTTCATTCTTCTCAGTTCGCTCCATCCGCCCCCCGATCGAAGCCAATGCCCCGCCCTTTCTGCGTTTGAATGGTGCGCTGCCGTGTTTAGGAGCTTTTGCAGCATCAGCTTTAGCCGATTTAAGAGCTTTTGCTTCTTGTTCTGCTTGTTTTTTGGCTAATGCCTCACGCACGATCGAGCGAGGTTTAACAGTCTGATAGGCGACCTGCGCTGCCTCTGCCTCTGATTTGCCACTGGCAACCGCTTTTTCATGAACTTTTTGCCGCTTCACGTTGAGATCTTTATCGATCGCGTCATGCCTCTGATTTTGCGCTGCTTTGCGTTCTGCGACTGGCTTTCTTCTTTGCTTTTGCTCTGGAACTCCAGATCTGATCGCTCTAACCTCCGATGCCAGCGCTTTGACTGCAACGCTTCTCTTCTCCTCGATCGTCAGTTTGCGCCCGATCTTCTTCGCATGAGCTTTTAATTCTTTGCTGACGGATTTAACAATCCGCTGCTTAATCGCGACCTTCTTCGCCTCATCAGATCCGCCCAACTTGCTAGAAAGCTTGTCTGCGGCGTAGGTTTTAGCAATGCCGTGCTGTTTAGCGATCGATCGTGCCCGTGCGTCTCCTAGTCGTTGCGCTGATTTACCATTGATTCCCAACGAGTACATCAGTTGAGACTTAGACAGGCTGTAATATCTGGGAATCTTACGGGCTTTAGCTTGTGCGCGAAGCTCTTTAACGGTTGCCATGAGGGTTCTGAGTGTAGCGGGTTACATCTCATCTCAGGCGTGAGCAGTCCTACGGGCTAGAGTGCCCGAATCAACCCGCGATCCCGCTAAGAGGCTTTTGGCTCGACCGCTGACCCTTCGCGACCTGACTCCGATAAGGAAAGAGCGTATTAGCGAGATACCGTAATGTGTCACAAAGGTGAGATCGCATCAGATCCGACTTATCTAACTGGTCATCCTTCCAGACCATTTGCTCCAAATCTTTCAGCAGTTCAGGGCATCGGTTGACCAATACATAGAGCCGTTCCGCCATAAACAGAGCGTTAATCGAAATCGTCGTATCTAAAACGTTGGGGTTACTTTCCCCGTAGCGCTTGCGACATTGAGGCTTCAGCCCTCTTTTCTTGAGTTCTGCCCAGACAATCTGCCAGTTCGATCGCTCACTGTTGGCGGTGCGGCTGTTGCCTGATGCGTCGCCATAGACAAAAATGTCGCCCTGATGGGTGCGGTCTGCGATCCAATTACAGACCTCGATCGACAGTTGAAACGTGTCGCTATTGAGCAGGTAAAATTCTTTAATGCAGAATAGCTCTTTCTCTCGCTGTTGGGCGATCAGGCAGGTTGCAGGATGGCGGTTAAAGTCGAAACTCACATGAAGAGGCAACGCCGGATCATAATCAAAGTCGGCTGCATCTTGACCCGATAGACCATGTTTGGCTCGATCGAAGTAGCCGAACACCTTGCCCGTGGTGATCATCACATACTCACCCCCCAGCTCGATCGCCGCTAACTCTTTTGTATAGCTCGATTCAAGCCCCTCAACATAGTCGGCATCTGCGTGCTTATTCTCGCGAGTTGGGCAGTTGATTGAGAGATAGATTTTCTGTTTTGCCTCATCCCGATCAGGTGAGTCAAAAAAATCATAACCCCAGTTAAACGGGTTGTTCTTGTTAGGACTGGAGGTAATCACGCCTAGTCCTTTCATTGTCCCCTCGCCCCGCCCTAGTCGCCCGTTTAGCGTGTTGAATGCTGAACCATCGGCGTAGAGCCACTCATCAGCCCAAACCCATCTCACCTGCAAACCCCGACCCGTTTCTGTTGAGTTAGCAGTTCTCCCTGTGAACGCATCAGCAGACAACACTAGAACTGAAGCGTTGCCAATTTTGCAGAGTCTACGATCGGCGATTGATCTAGCGGTTTCTTCTGGTGTCTCCATTCGAGGAAACAATGGGACGTGGTATTTCTCGCAGAATTCAGCCAACGCGATCAGGGTCGAGGTGGTTAGCTGTCCGTAGGAATTTGCGCTGATTAGTCCTCTTGCAGCAGGTTCAAGCAATGCCCTGGAGCAAGCAAACGCTGCTCCTGCCGTACTTTTGCCACTGTTCACCCCGCCTCTCAGAAGAACCCAGCGATACTGGAGACGAGCCAGCGAATCGGTGGGCACCAAATCAAAGAACCGTTTCTGCCCTCCCGTGTTGGGCGCAAACCCTTCTAGCGGCTGGTGAGTGACGATCGGGTTTGCCGTCGATCGCTCCCATGCCTGCTTGACCTGAATCAGTCCTGATGCCCGTCCCACTAAATAGACCAATCATCATTGAGCAGGTGTTGCAGCGCTACAAACCCTACCGCGATCGCCGTTAGTGGCAACCACACCGGAGCCGCCCAGCTTGATAGCAGCATCCCCGAACCCATCAGCCCATTGATGCCCATGAAGAAAATTACGCCATCGATCGCTAAACTCTTATCCACTTGACACTCTCAAGAATTTATATTTTTATCGTTAGCGAGTTCTTAATATCCTGAGAACGTTGAAACTACTGAACTTCAACGTTACAATGCCCTCGCAAGCGATAAAGAGGGTTTTATGAATAAGGGCGATTTAGTAGACGCGATCGCAACCCGCGCCGAATGGACTAAGAAGGATGTTTCGATCGTGCTTGATGCCACGATCGAAACCATTATTGAAGCGGTTTCCAGTGGCGATAAAGTGTCGCTGGTCGGGTTTGGGGTGTTTGAGCGACGCGATCGACAGGCAAGAGAGGGACGCAACCCCAAGACAGGGGAGCCGATGGCTATTCCCGCGACTCAGGTTCCCGCCTTTTCTGCAGGAAAGGGATTCAAGGAGCGGGTTACTGCCTAGCTTTTCTTGACTCTGAGCCGTTTTTGTCCTTCTCCTGATCGTCCAGTAGCTGCTTGAATACTGTCAGAATCCGATCGACTTCTGATGCCGAGAGCTTGGGGAATTTCGGTAAGGAGTTGCTTGTGGAGGTCATCTTGTACCTGTTTTTGGTTGTCTCCGTTGGCGATGCGCTCAACGGCTTTATTGATCGCGCTTGAAACCGGACCTGATTGATTCTTGAGTTGGTCAAACACGCCTAAGACCTGGCTTGCTTGGTCAGAGATGCCCTTAGACTTCTCAGTGTCGATCGTATTCCCTCCTCTCTCAAGTTCAGAAGCCGCCTTAGATTTGGAGACTAAGCCAAACAGCTTCTTCTCTCGACTGAGGCGAGATCGGACGTGGGCAGTCAGTTCAGCTTTCTCAAGTGCGAGGTTCTGAGTCGTCTCAGAAGCCCCAAACAAGTCGAACTGAGTTTCGGTGTGGCTTGGGGCACTCTGCACGGTATCAGCCAATTCTCGAACCACGTCATTCGTGATCTTGCGACCCTTCGACTGAGCTTTGTCGATCAGATCAACTAACTTGGCTTGATTGTCGTGGTCATGAATGCGATCGCCGATCAAAGTTGCTCTCTCGATCGGGATATCACCCTGCACAACCTTATCAAACAGATGAGGAGCCAATTTCGAGAGGGCTAACCCATCGGTGGCGACTTTCTGCTTCATCGGGATGCCCTTCTCTTCTAGCTGCTCACGGTTCATGCCTGTATCTCGCAGAAACTTAGCAGCGTCTAGGGCATTGCCAGAGCCTTCGCTCATATTGGCGAGGGCACCAATTACCCTAGCTTCTTTGGGCGTATCGACTGGCAGATAGCGAACCGCGACCTTTTCAGCCCCTAACTTTCGGGCTAACGTGTTGCGGTTGTGCCCGTTCACTACATAGTCTTTGCCGTCTTTCGGGTCACGCCAAACGAGCATCACGCCGCCCAGATTCTCATCCCACTTGCGAACGTCCGTTAGTGACCCACTCGCGCCCGTTTCGCCGTGAACTAGCTTGTACTGAAAGCGTTTCGGGTCGAAGTGCAGATCATGGGGTGAAACCTCTTGCAGACCTCTAGGCTCTTTTGTTTCGCTTTCGGGCTTTTTTGCGGGTTCCTCTTGATGTCCTCCGAATAGAGGCATATCAGAGGCGTGATCGGTGACTCCGAATAGATTGGTCTGAGACTGAGTGTTAGCGATTGTGTCTCTCGATATCGCGGCTTTTCTGCCCTCTTTTGCTTTGTCATCCCAAGCTTTAGCGGCTTTTTCGTTGCCCTGACTGCGTTGGTGAGCCGCTTCCTGTTTGGCATACTTCGCCCGATCGGACGGGGTTTTCACGTCCTCAAGTTTAATTTTCTGTTCAACGGGTTCGGGTTTCGGCTCTGGCTTAGATTGCTTGGTTCCGAAGTATCTAGCCCCGCTGCCATTGCCATAGGCGCGGTATAGCTGTACTTTCTTACCGTTCGGATCTCTCCATGTTTCGGTCGTGACTTCGTTTTGGAGATCGTTATGACTGCCCAGGCTCTCCCATCCTTTCTCATGCAACTCTCTGAACCCGATCGACTTCCCTTTTTTGTCGAGTTCGATCGGCGGCTCAATTTCCGGCATGGGCTTGCGTTTGAATGCCACGATGCCACGTTTAGCTGTTGGGATCGGGT